AGACAACGCCGATAACTTAGAGGTAATGGCAACCCTTCCTGATGAGAGTATTGATGTAATTTGCATCGACCCTCCGTACTTATACCTGAAAAACCAAAAGCTGGAACGCCCTTTTGACGAACCCAAATTCTTTGCTGAATGCAAACGCCTCCTTACAAAGAAAGGCTTTATCGTACTATTTGGGCGTGGTACTTCTTTCTACAGGTGGAATACCATATTAGACGGCTTAGGCCTTGTATTTAAAGAGGAAATTATTTGGAATAAAAAAAGAAGTACAACACCAACGTTAGCCGTTGGAAGAAGGCACGAAACTATTTCCATTTATTCAGAAAAAGGCTCACTCAACAGATGTAAGATGCCTTACATTGAAAAGAAAAAATATAATATAGACTCTTTGGCATCTGATATAAAGGTAATTAAAAGTGCGATAAAAAATAGTGATAAACTAGACAAAATATTAAGATATTTAGAAGGAGACACCTCGCTATTACATTTGAAAAAATTCAGAAAACATAAATGGGAAACCGGTATAAAGGGGAATACATTGTTGGAAAATGATAGAATGTTGGTTCTGGTAAAATCTATCGTAGAAGGAGCTAATGAAGAAAGCATAATGATAGAGGGTCTAGATGCATATCGTTCCTCCATTCACCCAACGCAGAAGCCTGTCCGTCTCTTAGAGCGCCTTTTAGCATTGGTTATTCCAAAAGACAAACCCCGTAATGAGGTAGTAGTAGCCGACTTCTTTGCTGGCTCTATGAGCTGTATGGAAGCCGTTCACAATATGGGTATGAAAGGCATTGCCACTGAAATAGACCAAGAATACTTTGAAGCAGGCAAACAGCGTATTGACAAGTTACAACCCCTAATTATTAATCATTAACCTATGGCGCGAACGATACAAGAAATACAAACCCTTATCTACCAGGCTAAAGCACAAGAGCCTGCCCTAAGCGAGCTCAACAGCACCTCCAAAGTAGCTATATGGCGACTGTGGGTGTACATCATAGCCGTAGCAATATGGAGCCTAGAAAAGCTATTTGACCTACATAGAGCGGATATAGATAGGAGACTTTCCGAACTCAAACCTGGTACGGCTAAGTGGTACCATAGAAAGGCTTTATCCTTTCAATATGGATTTGACTTATTGCCTGATAGCGACAAGTTCAACAATACTAATCGTACAGAAGAAGATATTGAAGCAAGTAAAGTTATCAAGTATTGTGCTGTTACAGACTCCCCTACAGAGAGCCGTATCGTCATTAAGATAGCTACCGACAACGCAGGAACGCTCACCCCCGTGACGGCTCACCAGCAAGAGGCATTTAGCCGATATATCAATGAGATAAAGTATGCAGGGGTCTATGTTACTATATTGAATAACCAACCGGATTGGCTCAAGCTCTCTATCCGTATTGTCCGCAATCCACTTATATTGGACGAGAATGGAATGAATGTTAATTCCGGAAAGTACATGGTAAAAGAGGCTATTAAGGACTATCTCAAGAAGTTACCTTTTAACGGAGAACTTTCCCTACAAGCTCTTACGGATGTTATTCAACAAGTGGAAGGGGTCAAAGATGTGAGCATAGACAATGCGCAGACCAAGTGGATAGAAGGAAGTATCTGGGGTAGTTTTCAAGAGATTAATATCAGCCAAATCCCCCAGAGTGGTTACTTTGCCGTGAATTTTGACCAAAATAATGAGACCAAAAGCACCATTACCTACCTATGAGAATTTTTGAATTGAACTTACGGAGGCTCGTGATCTTGCTACTGCCTACTTTTCTAAGAAAGTCCCGACTTGTCGCCTGGATGCAGATACTTATTGCTCCATTGGAACAACTCCAATATGACTTCGGGCTGAAGAGAAATAGCGACCTGGTAACCCTCACGCATAACGGACAAAAGTGCTATCTAAGGAAGATACTCAATGATACTTTTGACCTGGCACTAAGGCGTATCCGCATAGAGGATATGATACACTTTAACGCCTTATATATCTATACCGAGGCAGAAAATCAGCCTGTATATCTGGAGGAAAAGTACTTATATACTTCGGGAGAAATGCAAGTGAGCGGGGTGAATTTCTCCGTACATATACCAAATGAATTACGGGCAAGAGAAGTAGAAATCAAAGCCCTTATTGAAATGTACAAAATAGCATCAAAGCGATATATAATTATCTATGAATAGAATCAACTTTGACAATACAGGAGGGTTTCCCTTAGGCGCCTATACCCTCGACTTTATGCAGCAGAGCTACCAATTGCTCAATGCATTGGGTAATATAGCGGGGAATCTAAGTGTCCTTTCAGGATGCGAAGAGGTAGGTCGTAGCATCACCGACGGAGTGGTGTATATTGATGGAGAGGTACTTCCTTTCAAAGGGGCTCCCATATCCGAAAAGGTCATCATTGTAGAGACCTCACAAAAGAGAATATTCAAAGACGGCGTAGAAAAACCCGTAGAATATACCCGCTATGCTACTTTTGGCAATAGCATCAATGGTCACCTATGGGCTGACTTTAAGAGACCCTTGAATAGTCAACAAATAGAAGCCCAATCTTTTTTGGCGGAAAATTCCCTATTGAAACGGTTGGAAAAGCTTGAAGAGCGACTACGCAAGACTGTACCTATAGGATTGGTGGCAATATGGGGGAAACCTGCCAATGTGCCTATTCCTGAAGGTTGGCGGGAGTACATACCCCTAAGAGGTAGAATGCCTATAGGGAAGACAACCGATTTATTAGAAGATGCTTATTTGGCAAAATTTGGATTGCACGAAATAGGGCGTGAAGGGGGTGAGTACGAGCATAAACTTACCATAGCCGAAATGCCCAGCCATAGCCATAACATTGAGAATGTACCAAGGCTAGTCAATGATATAGATAGGGGTAGCTTATCTTCAACTTTTAGCGTGGATGACCCTACTAGTCGCACTTCATCATCTACAGGAGGCGACCAACCTCATAATAATATGCCACCTTACCGCGTTGTACAATTCATTGAATACGTAGGATTTTAACAAAAAAATAATGTTTAAAAAATTAAAAAGAAAGATGATTACAGCTATACAAACATTGAAAAAATGGTTTTCCAACTTCAAAAAACCCACTCAAGAGCAGTTCTGGGCGTGGTTGGATAGCTTTTGGCACAAAGATGAAAAAATCCCAATGACCTCTATAGAGGGTTTGGAGAATGCTATTCAGGGAACCGCCTCAGCCGAACAGTTGCATAGCCATCTCACCGATAGTCATGCACATAAGGAATTGTTCGAAAAAAAGGTAGACAAGGAAGCTGGAAAGGGTCTTTCTTCTAATGACTACACAGACGAGGAGAGAAGAACTAATGAAAACAATGCTAAAAAAAGAGTGGTGGGTCTGACCATAACAGGGGATATTACAAAGACTCTCACTATGACCTTTGCCGATGGAGAGACAATACAAGCTACATTTGATGATAAAGATACATTACCCGACAATGTAGCCGATATCAAGCTCAATTCTCTTATGTTTGACAAGGATACGGGAGTGCTCACGGGGCAAAGAAGTGATGGAAAGCCCCTAACGGTTAATCTTGATGGTCGTTATGCGCTTATCAATCACAGGCATCATTGGGACGATATCGAGGGGAAGCCAGACCCTCTCCTTAGCAAGGTGAATCATAGTGAATACGGAGAAGTATTGGACACTTCGAAACCCATAAAGACGGGCGAAGTATTTATTGAAAATGGTGATTCAAAGGTGAATATATGGGCTGATGATAGAGAGCTCAATGTAGGGTCAAGGAATGCAGGCGGACATACCACCATAAAGACGTCTGGCTATAAGGTGCAGGGAAAAGGTAATGATGATTTGCTCTTAGCGGATGGAACTACAATTTCTAAGGGGATGTTGTTGGGAAGAGAAGGATTAGAAAGGTATGATTGGACTGTCACAAAAGAATATCAGAATAGAATCGTCTTTGTCCCAAGATCTGGATTCATTGAATTACACACGATAGAACATCTAGGGTCTGTATCCTTTCGTAAAGTATTCGCCGGAGGGCAAGTAACTTTCACCTGCCAGGGAAAGGAGATTATCTACACGGGAGATACATCCTTCAACGGGGGCGATGGCTCTACAGCAGTAGTAAGTATATGGAATAACAAGTGCTATATTGATATAAGAAATATATAAGATGAATGCAATACAATACTTTCAGTGGGGAGGGAATTCCGAAAAAGATATATACGAATTTGACCTTACTTTTCTTGTGAAAGGGCTGTTAAAGGCATATCCAAAGGCTAGGGAATTAATCCGTAATTTTAGTGTGGATAATGTAACTAATACGTCCTGTAGTATAGCCGATAAAAACTATATTTATAATAATCCTAAATATACCATAAATTCAAAAACTCATATAAAATATTCTGACAAATTTGATAAAAATTTTCACCCCACCATTAGTATTGAGGGAGATAATATTAGATTAATATTTCCTTCAAAAGTATTTGTGGAAGCCTACCGACAAAGTTGGATACCTGATAATAATATAGATGATAAATTAAAAAACATTCAAGTTAAGAATATTGAGTTTGGTTATTATAGCAAACTTTTGACTTATAGTACAGATGGGGAATATACATTTTCATCTAAAAATCCCAATCTTTATATAGGAAAAAATAAAGTTACCATAGAATATAATTATAGTGGGGGAATGTATGGATATGTGCCGGAAAGGGGAGCTTACTTAAATTTTAATAAAATGATAGGTTTTGGATTTTCTATGGGTGGTTATGATGATGTAGATAATATTTATTACACAGATACGAGGTTACCGGTATCATTTAAGGATATAGCTAATAATGAAATAGTAATAGAGATATGAAAAAAAGCAAACGAATTATTAAGTACCTCGTGGTACATTGCTCTGCCACACCAGAGGGGCGTGCGCATACGGCTAAGGATATAGATACTTGGCATCGTCAGCGTGGATTCAATGAGATAGGGTATAATTATGTTATCCTCTTGGACGGAACAGTGGAGCTTGGACGAGATGTGGATAAGATACCCGCACACGTGGAAGGGCACAATATTGACAGTATTGGTATCTGCTACATTGGAGGAATTGACAAGAATACCCTAGAGCCTAAGGATACCCGCACACCCGCACAGAGGGAAGCGCTGGTAAAACTCCTTAAGGAACTGAAAGAGCTATATCCTAATGCCGTGATACAGGGGCATAGGGACTTTGCGGGCGTCAAAAAGGCTTGTCCTTGTTTCGACGCAAAAAAAGAGTATAAGAATATTTAAAAAAACGTTTGTATATGACAGAAATTCAAGAAGTAAAAAAAGAGTATGAAAATCTACTCGCTAAAGTAGAGCAATTGCCACGTACAAGAGAACTTGCGCTGGTTATTACCAAGTTGGAAGAAGGTCTTATGTGGCTTGAAAAGTCAGCTAAAAAAGATGAAAAGTAATGTATGAGAAAGATTATGTATTTACTCTTAGCCCTTCTACTCTTAACTGGTTGCAGGAGCAAAAAATCAAACCGAGCCGAGCTGAAAGAAGAGCAAAAGAGCGAAAGAAAGGAAGTCAAGGACAGTTCTACACACGTAGAAAAGTCCCAAAAGGTCGCTACTTTTGACTTCCACCAATCCCAATCGTATGAAATCACTCTTGAGAGTGATAGGGATAGCGTAGGTAACGCCAAAGAATTGGTATATTACCGCATTAGGGATGGAGATAGCGAGACTATAAGAGTACAGGGCGGAAAGGTTATCCTTAAGAGCAAAGAGAACCATTCTAAGAGCCTACGGCAGGTTGATAGTACTCTTGTAATAGATAATAAGATAATTGAGAGAAAAGAGAAAAAAAACTACGAAATAAGCCAGAAAAAACAAGAGGAGAAGCAAGTAGAGGGTACTCATTGGAGGTCTATTACTTGGGTCATTATAATTAGCCTTATTCTCTTTGTAGCTTGGCGAATGAAGTTATTTTGACAAATTTAAAAGCCTTTTAAAAGCTCTTTAAAGAGTGTTTAAACACTGCTAAAATTAGGAGGACAGCAGTATAAAAATGTCCTCCAACCAAATTAAATACTTCCTACGGTAATTTAATTGAGCAGAAAAGCCCACAGTTGGAGGACGTAAGTCTTCTGATTGTGGGTTTCTATGCTCATTACCGTAGGAGTTGCAAATATACGAATTTTCTAAAATAAAAACGAAAAAAATAATGAAATATAGTTCAAATATTTGGCAACGTACGCCAATATCTTATTATGGAGGCAAACAGACAATGTTACCTCATATATTACCTCTCATTCCACCTCATAAAGTGTACACAGAAGCATTTTTTGGAGGAGGTGCCGTATTTTGGTCGAAAGAAAAAGCTCCTGTGGAGATTATTAATGACTTCAATGCTAATGTATATACATTCTACAAGGTTTTACAGTCCGATTTTCCTGCATTAAAGAAACTCGTAGAGCAGTCTATCCTGAGCCGTGAGGCGTATAAGTCTGCATTGGTAATATATCATTCGCCTTTTGTATTTAGCGAGGTACATCGAGCGTGGGCATTCTGGTATGCTACTAATTGCGGATTCTCCAATCAAGTAGGGAATTGTAGAATAGCTACAGATAGCAAGAATGCTAACACTTTACACAATAAGATAGATAGATTCACAGATACCTATTCAGAGCGTCTTAGAGCCGTACAGATAGAGAATAATGATGCGTGCGAGATAATCGCCTTACGAGACACTCCAGAGACTTTTCACTACATAGACCCGCCTTATGTAGGGGCAAAGCAAGGACACTACGGAGGATATGAGCAAGAGCATTTCGATGAATTATTGGCTACATTGGCTAATGTTAGAGGTAAATTTCTCCTTAGCTCGTATCACAATGAAGAGCTTAGCAAGTATGTACAGAAGTACGGGTGGCACCAGAAGGAAATATCTATGCACTTGGGAAGTAGTAATAGTAGTAAAAAGAGGTTAGAAGTACTGACAGCTAACTATCCTATATAATAATTAAGCCCCTATACAAGGGGCTTTTCATCTTCTTCTTCTACAATCTCTATAGATTCTATCTTCCTTAATTTATCAACGTAGCACTCCTTGAGCTTTCTTAGGTCTGAGATGGTGAACTTGTTATACTTTATATTTCTTCTCTTGTGACTGATAGAGGGGTGCTTCACCCCAATAGCATCAGCAACTTGTCTGTCGGATAGCTCTAATAATTCAATAATATAGAGAGCTTTTTCTTGTGTGGTCATATATTTTAATGTTAATTCAACCAAAAGGGGTCGTATATTATACATTTATTTTGTATATTTGCGCCTCATTTCTAAAGGTGTTATACTGTTAGATTTGTTTTATTTTTACAAGTAAGCCCCTAATGTTAGGGGCTTTTTTTGTCATTCAAACTATCTCACTTCTTCTTCATATACTACTTCTTCAGTCTCATTGCACACTATCTGTACAATGCCCCCCCTTGTAGTCAGCAAAGTAACTTTCGTTAGTTCCGTTGTAAGTGGAGATGTAATTTTTGCAATAATCTAATGTTTGCTCGAAGCCTTTATCATTAGAATTAGTGTCATCGTTGAATACTACGTTGTAGGTAAGGTTGGTTACTGTGTTCATTTTTCTTAATTTTGATTTATTAAACTTTGTTTTATTTTTACGATGCAAAGGTACGCATTATTTTTGAATGTGCAAAATAAATTGATTACTTTTTTTACGGATAGAAAGTTAAAGTTTTATTAATAAAAAAACACGGAGTATATTCCGTGTTTTTATAAGATTGCACTTGTTCTTTTTCTTCAAAAAAATGTACATTTCATTTTATTTTTATGTACATTTCGTTTTGCTGATTATAGTTATAGTAATCATCAATGGTACAGTAAAAGATTTTTTCAAAACAGAGGCTGATGTAATAAAAGAATTTGGAGGTATAAAAAATCTTGCAAATGAGATTAATAGCCCTATATGTAAAACTTAAAAAGAATA